TTTTTAGAAGCATCGACATATGGATTGGAATTAATATATCCTTTTAATTCCGAAGCGATAATTAGGACTGTAGATGGAAAAATTCAAATAGATCCATCAAGTGATAAAAGCTGGGAGGAGGAAGAGATTCCTCCTACTTGGCCACGACCAGCTTTTATACAGTTCGCACCGGGGCATTTTGGCATGTCTTCGTGTTTAGATATCATACCGCCAAAAGATCATGTTATTAGAATCGAGCCACACCCTGCTTTTTTTACTGATAACTCTGGAACATTTCCTTGTTTGGTTACTGGGCATTTACAAGGGGAATGGTGGTCTAAAGTTTTCTTTGTAGTTTTCAAATCGCCTTTGCCGAATCAAGAATTGCATTTCAAAAAAAACATGCCTTATGGAAAAATTATATTTGTGCCTAAAAAAGTCGATTACGAAATAGAAGATATGCCAAGTTCTGTGAGTTCAAAAAGAATTTTAAGAGATCATTTCATAGGCACTTTGATGAAAAAAATAAGCACAAATAGTTGGCTTGATTATCTTGGCCATAAGTTTGACAACAAGTATCGAGTTCTTGCAAACATTGCGACTAAATATGGTGAAGAAGGTATTGATGACTTTTTGTCTAGGCTTTATAATCAATCTTTTGGTAAAGCCATTACCATGTTCCGTCCAATTTTGAAAAAAAGAAACGATAATGTCGAAAATAATACAAATAACAGATCAGAATGAAATACTTCCAACATCATCTTTTAAATTAGGCAAATGGGATTACGAGTTTTTCAACCCTGTTCAAAGTAGGGTTTGTGAAATATACGAGTCGGATAACAGTAGCATAATCGCAGCTTCGACATCGTCTGGTAAAACCACTATTGCCGAAATGTATCTCGCACATGAAATCAAGCAACGAAAAGGCAAAGGAATGTTCCTAGTTCCTTTGAAGGCTCTGGCTCAAGAAAAAATAGATCAATGGTCGAGTCCTAATCATTTTTTTAGCGAATTCAAAATAAGCATATGTACTGGCGATTACAGACTTGATAAATCACGCATGAACGAATTGCGTGAGGCCGATCTTATTATTATGACCTCTGAAATGTTAAATCATAAAGTAAGAAATGTCGGAAGCGATGAAAATGATTGGCTTAAATCGGTTGGAACAATAGTATGTGACGAAAGTCATTTGCTTACGGTTCCCAACAGAGGAGATCATTTAGAAATAGGATTTATAAATTTTTCTAGAGCTAATCCAAATGGAAGATTTGTATGTCTTTCTGCGACAATGCCAAATGTCGATGAAATTGGTGAGTGGATATCTGAATCTTTGACTCATAAACCGACATATGTTTTAAAATCAGAATATAGACCAGTGCCACTAAATATACATTATGAGATTTACGACAACTACTCTAGAACTTATGATTCGTTAGAACTTGAAAAAGTAAAACAAGCACTTAAAATTGTAAGATCACATCCAGAAGATAAATTTTTGATTTTCGCTCACACCAAAAAAACTGGCGAAAAAATGGTTCAAATGTTGAATGCTTATAAAATAGATGGAGAATTTCATAATGCAGATTTAACTAAAGAAAAAAGAATAGATTTAGAAAACAAATTTAGAAACGATAAAAACTTTAAAGTTATAGTGGCGACATCGACTCTCGCTTGGGGAATTAACGCACCAGCAAGAAGAGTCATCATTCTTGGCATAGAAAGAGCCACTCAAAGAATAGAACCTTATAATATTACACAAATGGTAGGCAGAAGCGGAAGACTAGGCATAGACACACAAGGGGATGCTTATGTTTTATTGCCAAGAACTAAATTTACAGAATATAAAAATTACTTACAAATACCACAATTAATTAAAAGTCAGCTTTTAAATGCATTTGGTACTAAATATAAAACTTTGGCTTTTCATATTACAAGTGAAATTTGGCATGGCAATATTACAAATTATAAAGATTTAGAATTGTGGTTTTCAAAATCGTTAGCACACTTTCAAAAAATGAAAATAAATCAAAAGGACTTAGAAGGAACTATTGAATTTCTACACAAGAAAAACATTATTAAAATTAACGAAGACGGATCATATACAGCAACTAAGTTGGCAATGATAAGTTCTAGTTTTTACTTTTCTCCATTTGATGTCGCAGACCTTTCTCATAATTTTTACTTTTTGTTTAAGGAAAGAAATTTTGAGAAGAATGATGTTAGAATAGCTTTGGCTCTTGGTTATATCGATAGCAATAAGGCTGGTATAGTTTCAAAAAGCGAAGAGGCAGAAATGAATTCGTTTTTTGAAAGCGTTAAGATTATGCCTAATTCTTTTTATTCTGATAAATCTGCTATAAAAACATCTTATTGTTATTATTGTATGCTTACTGGAAAACATAATATGACAATGGCTGGGTATGCTAAAAATTTACAATTTGATTTTGAACGGGTTGCACAGGTTTTGTATGCAATTTGCAGAGTTACTAAAGATTTTAAAGATAAAAAAGGATTTTTTACGGAACTAGAAGCAAGAGTAAGATACGGTGTACCTGCTCATTTATTAGATCTTTGTAACATTCCAAATATTGGAAAAGTAAGGGCTAAAAAATTATATGAATTTGGAATTAAAACTAAAGATGAATTTAAAAAAACTGATATTAATACATTAGTTAAAGTTATAAATTTAAAAAAATCAATTGTCGAAGATGTTTTAAAATCTTTGGATTAATTTTTTCTCATTTTCTTTAGTCTTTCTGAAACGTTTTTTGTTATATGCTCTTTGTTGAAATATGTTTTTTTTCTATCGTTTTTTAGGTTTTTAGTTCGATATATTACTTTTTTCATGATGTTTAGTATGGGATTTACGGCATCAAATAAAATGCATTCACAACAAGCAAGGGAACACGGACAATCATCGGGATAAGTTCCGATTCCAAAATTTTCTAATCTTTGTATTACTGAATCATCAGATGATTTTTTGTTGTTTCCTATGCTTACATCTATTTTTATATAAGATCCAACTTTTACATGTGCTACTTCTCCGCTGTTGTTTATGTTTATTGATACTCTTTTGTTGTGAGGATTAGATACTACTCGGGCAGTTATTGTTCCATCACACGATACTTTTGTGAATCCATTTACTGGGCATTCCAAACAACTATCGTCTTCGACACAAATATCCACCAATATTATTTCACAGTCGATAGGACAAGGAATAGATCCTGCTCCTAAATTTACTCCGGCATATAAGTTTCCATTTTCATCCCATTCTGGTGCTGCAAAAGCAAACTCACCATCTTTACTGTAAATTGGATCAAAGCTAAATTCTGGAAATTCATTTATAGATTCTTCTGATATTTTCCAAATATGTTTTTGTTCTATTTTGTTTTTTATTAATTGTCCGTATTTACCTGTTTTTTCTACATAGCTTTCTGTGTTTATTTTATTGTTTTTGTTCAATAGGGCGTTGGCACATGGAATGGGAGGGCAATTGCTGAAATTTTTTCCGCATTTATATGTGTATCTTAAGCATTTGCAGCAAGTGCTTGGGCAGCAACAAGTGCAACTGCACCCGCAAACACTAGTAACAGTTGGTACTGTTCCAGTAGGACAACCGCCTGAATTTAATTGATTTGATGAAGTTTTTGCCATATGATATCTATTCTTTAGTTCCAAAAAAGTTTTCTGGATATTCGATTTTCACTATACCGTTTCCGTCTATTTTTTTACCTTCTTTGTTTTCTACCCACCAACGAACTTGATCCACTGGAATTCCAAGTTCATCCATGTGACATTTGTCATTAGGAGAAACTGGCAAGTGTTGTTCTTCTCCATTGATTAATATTGCGACTTTACATTCTTTTTTTTCGTGATTATATAAAAGGCAGTTTTTACAAATTGGTTCGAGTAATTTTTTGCTCATTTTATGTCCTTTGTCTTGATTGTTTTGCTCAAATAAATTAGACTATTTTATATTAGTTTCGACAAGTGCTTTAAATTTTATTTAAGAGACAATAATGAAAATCGTAGCTTTTGCTGGTCAGTTGTGTTCCGGTAAAGATGTCGCATCTGATTTTATTTGCGAATCACTCAATAACAACAAAAATTCTGGTCATTGGAGTAGATCTGCATTTGCTGCTGCTGTAAAACAAGTTTATATGAATTATTTTGATGTCGATAAGAATTTTATCGAAGAATGGAAAAGAAAAGATGAAATTCCTCAAGGAATGTTAATGAATGTCAGAAAGGGATTGCAGTTTATTGGCGATGGTTTCAGAAAAATAAAACCATCAATTTGGATCGATGTGGCTCTGGCAAATGAAAACAAACAAATAGTATTGTCTGATGCAAGATACATAAACGAAGCCAAAGCGATTCGTGCTAAAGGTGGCATCAATGTTATTTTATACAGAGAAGGATATTTGAATGATGATCCTAATCCAAGTGAGTCCGAAATAAAACCTTTAGTTCAATATTGCATACAAAACTTTAAGGATGGTCCTGTTGTTTCCACATCTGGTTTTCCTTATGGTTTGGAATTTTATGATTTCTTTTTGAAAAACGATGGAAGTATAAGTGATTTGTATCATAAAATAGATAACTTATTAGTTCCTTATATCGAATCTAAATACATAGGTAAATAAAAATGAATGAAAACATGCTTTTTTGTCCAAATGTTATTGTTCCAAAGGGTTGGGGGCATGAACAATGGATATGTAACAATGAAAAATATTGTGGTAAGATTCTTTTTTTTAATCCAAAAAAGAAATGCTCTGTTCATTACCATGTTATAAAGGATGAGGTTTTATTTGTTTTGGAAAATGACATAGAAATGTTATATGGATGGGGCGGAGAAGAATTAAAGTCGATTATTTTAAAACAAGGAATGTCTTTTCATGTTCCTACTGGCTTAAGACATCAAATGATAGCTGGGGAAAACGGAGCTAAAATAATAGAATTCTCAACGCACCACGAAGATAGCGACAGCGTAAGGATAATCAAAGGGGATTAATCTCGCTGGTTCTCTTTTTTAGTTTCCCGATGCCAACTTCTGTCACTACGATGAAAGACCAGCCCCTTGATTCACAATAACATTGACATGCAGCCCACTTAGCTTCATTTAAAGGAAGTGCTGTTTGGTTTGCTGGTTTTATTTCCCATATTTCTACTCTATCGTCATCGTAAATAATACTTAGATCAGGATTGTATTCATGTTGTTTTCCGTTATATAAATATTTAATCGGAAATGGTTCTACATCGTATTTGATTACTTCTGGTATCTTTTCCAAACAAGCATATACTTCGCATTCGTATCCGCTACGATAATGCATTTCTTTTCCGCCATTTTTTTTACTTATAAAATAACCTTCTCTAAAGTTAGGTTTTCGATCATTCATTTTGCCATGTTTGTTTGGATCTTTCCAAATAGTCGCTTTCATTTGTCCTATTTTTGGCATATTTTCGTGCGGATGCTTAACTTTAAAATGTGATCGAACATCTCTAACTGCTGCTTTGCATCTTTCTAATGGACACAAAACATATTCTCTTCCCAATTCATGGCTTGATGTTATATGCTGCTTGTATTCTTCATAATTGTAAAAATTATGACCACATACAAAGCATTGGTATCTTTTTTGATTAGTTTTATCAAATGGAAGTGTCATTTTTTCTTCTTTATGGTTTCGATAGCTTCTTTTTCGTCT